TTGACCGCCACCACCAGAGCCGCCTGATGCACCAGTTGTGCCAAAAGAACCTCCTCCACCACCGGCACGGGTGACCGATGAACCGGTTATGGTTGAGGCAACACCATTGCCGCCCGTGCCGCCATTGGAAGCACTGGAATTTCCACCAACGGCTCCAGCGCCACCACCTCCAGCGCCACCATATCCAGAAGCCCCGGCCCCAGAAGAATTACCTCCAGCGTAACCCTGATTAGCGGTTCCAGCAGCGCCGGTTCCGGTGTTGTATCCAGCACCACCACCAGAACCGCCACCAGTAATTGTATTGGTTCCATTGTGCCAACCCCCACCACCACCGTTAGAAGTAATAGAACTAAAAACGCTATTAGAACCACTACTTCCATTTGCTCCGTCTGTAGACGCCCCGTTTCCACCAGCCCCAACCGTAACGGTGTAAGAGGTTGAAGTCAGAATAGACATGGCGGCTTCAGCGGATGCGCCACCACCAGAAGTTTCGTTGTTCCAGTTCGTCCTGTACCCACCAGCGCCGCCACCGCCGCCAGCAAGAGTCGAACCACCTCCGCCGCCGCCAACAACTAAATAGTAAACCGAAAATTCTGCGGCAAATAAAACTCCAGTAGACCAAGCAGAACCAAGCCACACTTTTTGTAATGAAGTATCTGTTTCAAAAATTGTTTGTCCTATGAAAGGGTTTGTTGGACGTGTCGTAGAAGTACAGATACCCGGTTTTAAACCTGAATAGTTATAAGTATTGTCAATTCCCATTACGAAACCGTCTTTGCGCCAGACCATCCTCTAGGCAAATAGATTCTTTGCGTAGAAGTATTGGTTTCAAAAATCCACATGCCGACATGAGGATTAGCCGGTCGCGTGGTGGTCGTGCAAACCAAACAAGACATGGAACCGATACCCATTACGCTGTCTGCTTCTCCCAACCAACAACAGTCACCGTCACCTTCGACGCAGTATCCGACAACCCCTCCAACGTCTCACCAGCCGCCAACACAATCGCCGTATCAAACACAACCGTGTCATTCGCACCAATCGGCAACGCAGACATCAACCTGTTCGCTGCTGTAGCCGCATCACCAACAGCCAAAGTCACCGTACGGTCAACCGTATCCGTGTTACAAATAACAATCTGCTTCAAAATCTCCGCATACCCAGTAGCCGCAGTACAAATAGTCGTCGTCGAAGTACCCAACTGGACCGGCCCACCAAGCCGCGCCTCGTTCCTGTCACCAACAGCCATCTTTAAACTCCAATATCCATCGTGATAATTGCCGCAAGAACATCCGAGTTCATCGGCTTGTTCACCTTATAATCCAGACTAGTCGCAACAGTCGAACCATTCACACCCACCTTCGCCTGCAACGCCTCAATCGCATCATTCGCATCCGCGTGCTGACCCGCGTGAGACGGGCTAGTTAAATCATCCGAAGGCTGAGGATTAGTCAGCGAATCAAGAGAAGTGGGAAAGTTAGTCGCCACTCAGGGCACCCCAACTAGTCCAACGTCAGCGTCAAAGACGTGATTTGGAAAGTATCCCCAGCCGTCACAGCAGCAGAAGCCGACAAAGAACCCGTCCACAAACAGTTCCCAGCCGAAGCCGCATCCCACATAGACCAATGCGTATACGTCTCCGTGGCCGCCACGTTCGTCCACTCCAAAGTAGCGCTAGAAGACATCGAACCGGACGAAGCCGCACTCCACGTCACCGACTCACGCGACGTCTCCGTAGCCGTATTGTTCGTCCCATCCTCACCCGGGTCACCCGTGTGCAACCCCACATAGCAGGTAGTAACCGCGAACGACTGATTACGCAAAGTATCAAGCAGCTTGTTTTCCGCGTAGTTACTAATCGACATTCATCAACCTTCCGACTTGAACATCATACATGATGGTGGGGCGGGCGGTGGAGGGGAGCCGCCCACCCCGGCGCAACAATAGCAAAAGGCCCGCCCCGAAGGGCGGGCCTCTCACTCAACTGAAGTTGATTAGTTAGCGCCGATGCTTGACGCCGACTCGATGCGGCCGAGCGCTTCCTCACGGAAACGACCGTAACCACCAAGCCAGTACCAACCCGTCGGGTTGAAGCGACGGAGCACGTCAACGACTGGGCCTTCCACGATACGTGGGAAAGCACCGTTGCCATCAACAACGCTGTACGCCTTTGCAAGCGACTGACGGCCCATCACATGGGTGCAGTACACGTCAACCGTTGCAGACGAACCGGTCGAAGAACCCGAACCGTCAGAAGCGTCTGCGAAAATCTTCGCGCGTGGCGTCTCAATGAAACGCACCGACTCGAACATTCCGATTTCGCCGTTGTAGATACCAGCGGTATCAACGTTGACGTGTGGGGCGTTCCACGATGCGTTGCCGGTTTCGCGGCGCAGATCGTAGGACACGTCCGGGTGGATGAAGCCCATGTAGTAACCGTTGTAGGTTGCCACATTCTTCTTGCGGAGCGAAGCGGTCATCTTGCGGATGTCGTTCGCCGTCAGGATGTCGTCAGAACCAACCGTCGCACGGCTCGTCGGGAGGTCGTTGCCGCCTGAACCGTAGAAGATGTTCTGCGAACCACCAGCGAGCACCTCACGCACAACCTGATCGATCGAGTCGCCAGCGTTGTAACCGATGATGTTCGCCGCTGCCATGTCCACATCCAAGAAGGACGTGCCACGCAGCTTGGCGGTGGTGTTGATTGCGTTACCGTACTCGTAAAGGGTGACGGTGACCTGCGAGTCGCTCATTACGACTGGCGTGACATCCGTGTCCTCGGTGAGAGCGGCAGTGGCAGCCGAAAGATCGCCGAACTTGGTGAAAATCACCGAAGATCCGGGCATCGACTGGTTGGTTGGCTGAACGTCGGCCGCCTGATCGAACAGAAGTTCGCTGCGGAGCGCGAAGTACGCCAGCTGCTCATACGCCGCCTTAGAGACGTTGAGCGAACCGGTTTGGGTCTTGCTCATTTGTTATTCCTTTGTGTTAGAGGGTTTCTGCTTCTTGCCTTGCTTGGGCCAAGAGTTGCATCACCTCGTCCGGGGACTTCGCTTTGCGGATCTTTTCCGCATAATCGACCACAGGTTCGCTAGTTTCACCGTGGGTCGCAGCCCGGTTCAATCGGCCGAACGCCTCAGCGTCCTGCTCAAGTTCCTTGCGTTGACTCGGAATGTAACTAGCTTCCTCGGCAGCCTGTCGGATCGCCTCAACTGACAACTCTCCGTCGTAGCCCTTGACAAAATACTTTGCCTTCGGGTCATCAGGATTGATGCCTGCTTTCAAGAACACCAGCTCCCGCTTGGCCTTTTCGGCTTCTGCGAGAAGTTCGTCCTTGCGCTTGTTTTCGGCTTCCAGTTTGCGCAAATGTGCCCGCACCGGATCCTTTGACTGTTGGTCTACAGCGTCGTCCTCAAACTCCATGTTTGCATCTGACATGACCCACTCCTTCCGCCCACACCCTGACCGGAGGAGTCCGGGTGGCTGCTAGTTACACCCTTGTTGTCACGTTGAAGTCGGGGGTTCTCCAACGGTGTCCCCAGATAGGAACGACCGTACTATAGCACAGAGCGCTATTGGGCTTCGCCGACACCAGTGCGGAATGTGCCGGATGTTGCGCCGGTGGTGCGAGCAAACGATCCGCCTCCTTGGAACGCGGCAACACGACCAGCAGCGCGACGCTTCAGTTCCTGTTCTGCAGCGGTGTCACCAGCAAGTTTGGCGCGAACAATATCTTCTTGGCTCAACGGCGTTTCACCAGCAAAGGCCTGTGTCAGCTCTCCCAATGCGCCAATCTCACCAAAGCCACGCTCAGCTTCCGCCACAGTTACACCGCGACGGGCAAGGTCTTCAGCCAAGGTTCCACTGATTTGGATACCAGCAGACTCGGCGCCTCGGGCGGCAATCTGGGCAGCGCGAACATTACGGGTAATGATCGGGGCTGCTCGCTCAGGGTCAAGGAAGTAGGCGGCCAGCTGCTCACGGCTTTGCCCCACCTCAGGATAAAACTGTCGAAGCTGGCGGAGCACCTCGGGGTCTGCGTTGTCCACTGCAGCGAACCCTTGCTCCACGCGTGTCTGCAGTTCCAGTGGCGACACATCTCCTGCGATCAACTCGGTGAAGTCGCTGGTGCGATCATAGAAACCTGATGGCATACCGTTTGCCCGCATGACGGCCCGGTACTGGTCCTCCAAAGCAAGATAGGACTGTGGGTCCAACTCTGGTAGGCCTTCAGCCAAACGGCGCTGGTTTGCAGCAAAACGCTCCTGATATTTTGGCTGTTCCCGCAAAGCAAACAGAATCGCATCTGGATTGCTGATGTCAATGCTGGGGTTGGCGATGATTTCGTTGTACGTGTAATCAGCCAAAGATTCCAAACCGTAGGTTGCCAGCACTTGGGCCATTGTTGTTCTTGCACTGGTGCGCATTGACTCCATGGACGCTTCGCGCTCCAACCGAGCCATCTCCCGTTCCTGCTGGAATATTGCCGCAAGAGAAGCAGCGAACTCCTCCGGGCTTCTGTCCTGCCTCTGGTCGCCACCCTCGGTGTCGGAAGGACCACTAGGGGTGACCGTTCCGCTTCCGCCCGGGCCAGCCAAGCCAGCAAGTTCTTGAAGATCTTGAATGTTGCTCATCGCCTACCACCGAATCCTCTAACGATACTGAAAGCAGCAGATTGCGCACGGTTCTGGGCTTCTTCCGTGTACTCCCAACCAAACGCCGGGTCGGTGCGCACAATGCGGCGAATCTCACCCGGGGCGTACCTTGTCCCGGACTCGTTCGGGTCCAAGAAACGGGAGTACTTCGGATCAGCCATGTTGACCATCTGGTCATCCATTTCCAGTTCCTGTGCTATGACCCGACGATATGGCTCAGCGATATCCGCAAGAGATAAACCTTGGTCAATCAGTTCAGAAAGATGCGGATACAACGTTTTGGACTGAGTTCGAAGCACCATCTCCACATCTTCCAAAGATCGTTCACCTGTCAAAACTTGACGTTGGATTGATTCTGGAATGTTCTTCAAAAGGTACTTTGAACCAAGTTCGTTTAGCTTCGTGGCCTGATCGCTTGCCGCTGCCATGGTTGCCCCGCCACCAGACTTGTATGCAGAAGCGTAAACAAAGTTCCTTAGACGGACGCCATCAAGGCCCAAACGTGCAGCGTTACGAGCGATCTCGCGAAACTGGTTTTCGTCCTGAACAAGCGTCCCATAGTTTTCCTTGATGGTGGCAAGGTAGGTGTCAACCTGTTGCTCTTGGTCCATCGTACGAAGCTTGTCGAACGCCTCGGACACAGATGAGGTTTCTTTGAAGTATCCGGTTTCACGCTTTTTGGCGTTGAACTGGACGGCGGTGTAGTCGTTGGTGATGGCGTCAATGAAAAGGTTTTTTACGTCTTCGCCAAAACCGCCAGCGTCACCATCCAAAAGAAAGGCATACTCTGGGTAAATCTCGCGGATACGGGCAATAACAGCGTCAACTGGTAGTTCGCGAATATTGGCGCCGTCAAACTCTTGGCGCAGCTGGGCACGGGTTTTGTCGGATCCTTCTCGGATCTTACGGTCAACGTACTCTTTGCGGCGCTGCTCTATAGATTTCTTAGCCATTAGGACTCCAAGAACTGTTGTGCGAACTGGGCGAACTTGTAAGCCTGAGCATCTGCTGGCATTTCTTCTTCAAGACGGGCCTCAGTAAAAGCCTCTGCCGTTGGCATGTTCACGTTGGTGCCGCCAGTTTGTGCTTTGATTTGTTCTTGCTGGTATGCGCGAACAAGATTCATAACCCTGTCGTCAGGCACAGAGTAACCGAGTACCGCCTGACTGGCTCGCTTGATGATGCGCTTCAAATCATCCGGGTTGTCGACACGGGCCTTCAGCCCGGTTCCCTGTCCGAGTTGTGGGTTTGCCTCTAGTGTTCGGATGGCCGTCTTGAAGTCAACACCCATAACGTTGGCTTCTGCCAAAAGGTTTGAAAAGGCGTCAATGGTGGTTGAGTCAACCACTCCAATTCGATACTTTTTGCCCAACAAACCGACCTTGTTCATTTTGGTTTGAAGGGTGGCGAGGTCTTCCCTGCTTAAAGTGGTAATCAGTTTTTCGTCGCCGTCAAAATACTTTGGTTCTACGGCCCTGTAGCCGCCACGGACAAACCCCGGTACTTCTACCTGTTGCTGGACGCTATAGCCTTTGTAGCTCCCAGAAACCGGGTTGCCGGTTTCCTTGCTAATCAATCTGGTGCCAATGTTGCCAATGGCAGACTGGGTCATGTTGGTGCTTGAATAGTCTTTATCCGGGTCGTATCCCGGGACAACCGGCGGCTTTGTTTCAACGGAATCTTTTACTTCTTTTATGCCATCCAAAAAGGCTTTCTTGGCTTCGTTAGAAGGCATAACGTCATAAGCTTTTTTTTGGCTTTCAGAAAGGTTGTCGTAAATAACCTTGTATAGCGGGTCGTCAAGAGGGTCCATTAACGTTTCCTTTCGCTTCCCGTGCTAGTCCTGTGGCTCATCGATTTGCAGTTCATAGGATAGTACCTGTTCCCAAACGGGTGTGAACTCCGGATGCTGAGCAAGAATGTTTGGAACAACCTCATTGCGGATGTATTCCCGCACAGGGAAACCAGCCTTAGAGTTGCCCCAGTTGTCTAAGGTGACGCCACGCTTGGCCTCTTGTGACAAAGCGTCATCAAGAGCAGCAAAGTATTTGGTGACTGGTTCGCGATAACGCGAATCCACCCCATCGTCTTTTGCCATTCGGCGCAATTCAATCAACTGGTCGTTGAGCCTGTCGCTGCGCTCTTGTGCCTGTAGACCGGGGCGTTCCCATCCGGGGTAGTCGGTCTTGATCTGGTTTGCCCACTCAGATACGGCAACCTTGTAGTCAGGGGTTCGCTTGAAGGCATCAGGGAATTGGTTAGTGAACTTGTAGTACAAGTAGTTGCCCATTTTGTTTTGGGCAGAAGAAACAGCATCTTCGGGAGAGCGGCGTTCCCATTTCTCGGCTTCGATTTGTCGGGAATAAACGTCAAGGTCAAACTCGCCGCGTGGACCAAAATAGCCGCCCGCATACTTGTATTTATCAAGAAACTTTCGGTTGTCTTTTGACCATGCCTCAAACTCTTTACTGGCGGATTGGCCAGCAATGGTTGGCTGGCTCAGTGACGCGGTGTAAACCCAGACCGCTTCACCCCACTTTTCTATCCAACGGTTAAAACCGTTAAAAGATGGTTCGCCAGCGGCAACGGCGTCACGCTCAAGTTTGTTCAAGTCATCAAGCAATACGCCCACTTCGACTTGACCGTACTTGGTGGTGGCAAGCCATTCGGTCATGGGTGCGCCCGGACCGAAACCAGCGACGAATCCTCTGATTCCAATCCATTTTATTGCCATGTCCTTGGCGTCATCCATGGCTTTGTCAAATCCATCTTGGCCCTTGTACAACTCTGGGTGGTTGTTGTAAAGGTACTGAACAGCGCGGTGGCGGTATTGCGCAAACTGTTTTGTGTTTTCTACGTCCCCAAAAAAGAAACGTGCAGTGTCAGAAACAACTGGAACTTCTGGTGCGGCCTCAATAGCGCCGCCAAAAAACTGTCTCATCCATTCTGGAAAAACTATTTCTGCAACGGTACGGGAGCCAAAATCGGGCGAACCAAATGGGCTTGCAATCTCTTGGACAAATTCCTTTATGTCCCAATTGTCGGGGATGGCCTGTTCCAATAGATATTGGGCCACAAAACCAAGAGCGGGGCGCATCTGCAAAGCAATGTTGACAGCATCGGTACCAACAGTAAAGTTCTTTGTTGGAGATACCTGTCCACCAGTAATTGCTCGGATCATTGCGGCAGACATTGGTATTTCAAAAACTTTTCTGCCTTGCTCGTTTTCGTAAATCCAACCTTCTTCAAGAGCGGTTTCTTGAAATTGAGCAATATTGCGATATACGGCAGGATTCATCGTGATGGTGCGCAACCACGTTTGAGTTACTTCTCGTTGAGACTCAAAGAACGAAAAGTAAAGCGGGTGGCTTTTGCCGAACAACGAACGCTTCGACGCATCATAAAGAAGGTTGCGCGTGTACTGAACAGCAAAGTCATTGGCAATAATGGTTGCTTGACGAGCGGTGCCATCGGATTTTGCTGCTGCCGCTGCAGTCTCAAGTCGTGCGATTCTGGTTTTAGAAAGCTTTGCTTTACGGGCCTGTTCAACTACTTTTGCTGCTTCTTCGGAACTAAGCGCAGGAACGAGTTCTTCCATTTTGCGCCAATAAGCAGCGCGAGGAACCGGGTTTCTAGAAATAAAATCTGAAACGTTTCCGTACACACCGGAAAAGTAAAGGTCCATTATTCCGGCCCACTTGTTTGCCAAAGAACCAGAGCTATGCGCAGAGTAGACGCTCAGTTGAGAATCGTATTCCGCTTTTCGAGGAACAAAGTTTTTTACCTTTTCAGGAGAATAAGGTTTCTCAATAAAATCATCAAGAACTTCAACAAACTCTGGTTTTGCCTCAAACCTTCCGTTTGGCAAACGTCGCACAACTGTTTTGCCGTTGTATTTACCGGTAGCCAAAATATCGAGCATACGCTGCTCGCCACCAGTCAAATTTAAAATATCCGTTTCAGCAAAATCAACCCACTCCGAAGCGGTCTGATAGTTGTCCCATCCACGGTTTTCGTATTGCGGCTTTTTGTTTGAAAGATTTGTCCAGTATTCTTCAAAACCTTTTCTACCGTCACCATCAAAAAGCCAAAGTTTTACTGCGTCAAGGTCGTTCTCTAATGGGCGTCCAGTATAGGGATGTATCGCCCCGTCGGCAATGTGGTCAACTATTTTTTTTGATTGACCGTTAATTGTCAAAACATCGGTGTCGTCAAGACTGCCTTTAGCAATTTTGGGATATTCGACATTGCGCAACATGTCGCCGAACTCATGAGCAAAACCCTGCAACCAACCATCTTTTTGCGTGGCTTTACTGGGGAACTGCAAAACTCCACGCGAATAAAGTTGTTTTTCCAACATTATTGGGTCGCCCATTGCAATACCCAAACCAGCACGACGACGGCCACCAATCATGGCTTCGTTTAGTTCTGCGCTGGTGTTTGTAATTTGTTCGCGCAATTTATCTGCCTTTGCCACCATGTTTGGCAAATCAGCTATACGGGCTTGATCTTCAGGATCAACAAATTTCCCAGCAGCCAAATCTTGTTGCAGGTCTTGAAGCTCATCGATTTTTGTTTCCAAATCTTGGAGCCTGCGTGATCGACGAGCCTGAGTAACAGCTCTAACAGTTATGTCTTTTCCAAGAGCATCGGTTTTCAATGATTTATTAATCATTGCCATGAATTGTTCTTGTGGACTATCAAAAATTCCAGAAGCCATTGCGCGGAAATATTCCTCTGGAGCGACACGTATCAGGTGGCGACCCGAAGCAACACGCGTTGGTTTCCAAACCCGTGACGAATAATTCAAAAGAATATTTCTAACAAATTCTTC